CACCTCCCTGCGTCCCATATTTAGTAGGTGAACTTTGTGTGGGATCACCAGCGACGCCAGTTTCCTCTGTAGAAGCTTCTCCTTCAACTTCAGCTTGAGCTACTTCACCAGCATAAGCAGTGGGCTGTGTCCAACTGCCGCCACGGGCATTGCCCATCATTTCATGCACAACCTTTTCATAAAGACCAGATATAGTGCCAAAAGAATAATCAGCAATCGTAACATCTGAACCAGATCGAGTGGCAGTAGCCAAGTCAGGATTACCTAAAATATTTTGTTCATTTATAATACTCATTTAAATTCTCCTAGAGCATTTATTAGCCAAGTATACCGGCAGTTTTACTATTATTTATTGTTTCTAATCCGGTTTCACTAGTAACCATATTTTGTCCATCAATAATTGGACGATTATCCGGATACTGGTGATCGTTATAATAACCACTTTTCTGTCCTTCAGTACGGGGGAAATTAATTAACCGACTTTCCGCAAGCCCAATGGACGAAGCTTCAAATTTAAGATCAGATATCATCGCTTCACTCATCTTAATTTGTTGATCTACAATAGCCATTAGAATAACTTAAGGTTATCTTTCATTTCTAAACTTAACAAGACATCTTTAAGATTGGTAGTGGATAAAGTGTTTTCCTTACAAATACCTCTTAACTTTTCTTCTACCAACTCAATTTTTTCTTTAATCTTTTCGTTATCTACCTTGTCTTTCTTATCCGCAACCTCGTCAAGAATATTATCAATTCTTTTTTTCATCCAATCAGAAAAGTTTCTTTCATCTTTAGTAGTATAATACTTCACTAGACAATCCTTCTGCTCAGAAGTAAGAAGTTTGCCATACTTATTATCAAAATTCTTTAATGCAATCCCTAACGCTAATTGCTCAGTTTGAATTTTTTCCTTGGGTTTATCAGTATGATGGGTGTTGGCTTCTTTAATTCTCTTCGCCTCTGTATTCTCTACTAAATGCTCAAAAATATTTTGTTCACAAGTAGATCTATCACGGCTTGTAAGATACTGTCCACCTTGACTAATGTTACCTTCATTAATCAAAATATTAAAGCTTGCATAAAGTTTATAGTTAGGAACATTCACTTTCATTATCTGCTTGCGATTACACACCTTACTTATTTCTTCTAGCAACTCGGTGTTTTCGCTATACAATTTTTGATCATTAACCGTTTGATTATATTCCTTGACCAAATTGCTATAAAAGCGAGTAGCATAGTAAGGATTACGAGCCTCACTATACAGTAGTTGTGAATATATCTGATAAGCTTTTGAAATTTGTGTTTCTGTCATAAAATATTTCTTTATAACAGCAAAAATTCCCGTAGCAGTTTTATTATGCCCCTTTGAAATCTCATTTAATACGGCATGATTCAAGATTTCAAAAAGAATGCCAACATTCCTCTGTTTACTATGTTTCATCCTTAACCCCAATATTTGGTATTATACCCTAAAATAAATATATAACTACTTAATTAAAATTATCCTTCTGTGCCTTCATTAGCGATAAAGTTGATTCTTCTAACTTATTTTCCGCTTGATCTTTTATAAGATTACCCACCATATCCTTCATTACATGGTCATACTTCATAATATCAGAAATGGTGCGATCAAACATATCTTTCTTGCTTCTACGATTTTTTGCCTTTTTGCGAATAAAATCAAGAGTGTGTTTCATCTCTTCATTTTCGGGATCGTCAAGTTTATCCTCTAACTTCTCTTCTTCATCATCTTCATTAAATGCATAATTTTTAGGATACCCGGGCATTTCTCTTGTTCCAAGAGGGTCGTAAGGCATTGCATCTTTCGTATATTGTCTCGTAGTATTTTCTTCAGCCGAGTCATCATCTGTTTCAGTTTCAGTTTCTGTCTCGGTTTCTGTCTCTGCGTCATCCATTGGAGCACCGCCACCCATATCGGGTTGCTCACCCATCTTAAGTTGTTCAATAATATGAGCGTTTTGTGCTTCCTTTTCAATTTGAATATTAATATCTACAATCTCAGAAGATGAAAGTTTAAGTATTTCTTTTTGTATGTAGTCCAAAGACAACAATGGCGAATCTGCCATATCACTTGCAGTGCTGAAACGATTGCCCATTAACTCAAGGTGCATCATTTCAGTAACCGTAGATGGATTAGTCAACCTCAGATCAAAGTTATAAATGGAAGACTCATCATACCCACGCAAATAAAGGTGGACAAGTGATATCTTCGCCAACTCACTAACAACGATCTTTTGGATTCTTTGGATGGTTCTGGCAAACTTAATGTCTTCTTGAGCCAACGTAGACTTACCTGAAAGATCTTCTTCAGCTGTAAGATAAGACTTTGGAACACCAAGAGAAATAAATAGTTTATTCTGTAAATATTCGATATCTTCAATTGCAGCGGCATTCTCACCCCCTGGCAATGTTTCAATTCTGCTTCCTCTATCACCACGAACCGGAATAAAGAAGTCTTCCAGAATAGATTCAGGATTATATCTTAAATCAACATTACCATTAGATTCTTGTGTAACTGCGATTCTCTTTAATTTATCCCTTGCATTCTGCATGTAAGAGTCTACATCTCTAGGTGGGATGTTACCAACATCCACATAAAACACTCTGCGCTCAGGCGCTCTACTGATACGATAAATCAACATCGCATCTTCTGCCATCAGCAACTGCTTCCAAACCTTACGAGAAGAATCTAACATCGACCTACCATAAGGTAAAAATCTATCATCACCTAAAATACGCAAGTGAGAAACTTGATAGTTTTCAAACACTGTATTACCTTGAGCAGTCCACTTAAACCTTAAGCTATTAGGATCGTTATTGTATCCTTCTTCTCTTTCAATCTCACCAACTGGCATTGCTATAGCGCCTAACACACCTTCTTTATCTACAATATCTAATAGATTAAACATATCGCCATACTTACACATATTGCGAATCCATGTCCAAAGGTGAAAGTCTAAGTCTAAACGCTGATAAAGTAACTCTTCTAGCTCATGCACAATCTTATCGTCATCAGAAACTATTTGTAAAATCTTACCATCTTCTGCATAAGTCATGGAATCATCAGCATATATATCCAAGGCTCTTGTAATCTCCGGATAGTGATCCATCTCTTCGTAATCTTTGACTCTCTCTAGTCTTTCAACACCACCAACCAAAGACTGTTGATAGAGTGCAGAGGATGCTCTTTGGAAAGTATCAAAGGCTTGCTTCTGCGCCCGTATTCCCGGGCGTTCCGTAGGAACCTTATAATTCGCCGAGCCACCCTTGAGTAGTTTCTTTAGTATATCAAACCTATCTGCCATTTCTTATTCCTTTATTAAGATTTTGAGGCATAAAACAAAACTATTGCGATAATCGCGGGAATCATTCCGCCAATACCACCCCATACTCCAGCTTTTACTTTCAATGTAGCAATATCTACTTGGATTTGTGTAAGCTTATCTTCAATATGACTAAACTTAGTATCATGATCATCAAGTTTTTCTATTACCATTTTTTCATACTTGCTCCAACCATCGCTCAAATCAGCCATCTATTTCATCATCCATCGTAAATCTTCGCGTTGGCCAGAGCCCACATCGAAGGTAAAATGCTCCTCTTGCTTTTCCTTATCTGTCTTATAAATACCAAACTCATAAGGTGTAGAAGAAAAGTTGAGGCCATTTAATAATTGTTTGGTCATATCTTCGTCTTGACTATTAAATTTGAGAGTAGTCGCTCTTACATACATACCAATTGCTAACGACATTACAAGGTCATCATTATAACTAGACATAGCTTCGGGCTTGCCATTATGAAATACAAAAGTTTCTAATTCATTCTGTGTTCTTTTTGAATGTAAAATAAAATCGTGCGTTCTTAAATCTTCTTCCATACGAGCCACACAGGCCGGTCTGCTTTTCATACTCATAGTAAAGCCGGGCACTGCATTCTTGGGCACATTGTATGGGTCGTAATGTAACTGATTAGAATTACCTTCATGTATTCTAGTTAAATCTTTTATAGTCCAATACATATTCTTGTATTCCATCTCTATCAACTTCATTACTACATGATGACCCATAGAAGCATTTTCAACAATAACATAAGCATTATTATATTGAACGGCGGTATTATGAACCAGGTGCGCATACACATCCGTATTAACCTTACCTTTATATTCCGCTACCTGTTCGTATGCCTCTACATCAATAACATGAAACGCAGAAAAGTCATCACCATCGCCTCTTGCAACATCTGCAGAAATTATATATTGCTTTGAATAGTCAGGATACTTCCATATCCAAAGGTTTTTATCTAACCAAGTTTTTTCTTCTGGATCTCTCATAAAAGGTCGGAAACCATTATCGGCTTCTTCTTCTTCATTTGGATGCTCTTCATACCAACTTAAAGCTTTTAAACTAACTACATTATTACCCGACTGGAGAAAGTCACAATCGTGTTCTTGTGCAAAAGCTTGATCACCTATTTTCTTTTTTTCATTTCTTCCCCACTCTTCATCTCTATCCGGATGAAAATGCCATGGCAAGTGAATGGGGTGGAAAGAAATATTCTTATTACCTACTCTCTCACTAACACCGGCTTGGGCTTCAATATAACTTTTGTGAAACCAATTACCAATACCATTGGGTGAAGACAACACTACACAATCACCACCTGTAGCCAATGTAGGTTGAGCGGCAGTCCAAATACCATCCATTGCCTTAATAAAGGCTGCCTCATCAATAATCAATAAACTCAAAGCTTCTGAACGAGCTGCATCTTGTGCATTAGTTCCAGTAGCGCCGGCTTTAATCTTTGAGCCATTTGCTAACTCCATACTCTGTCGATTATCAATAGTTATATCAGATTTTAACCATGGCGGCACTTCTTCTAAAAATACCCTTATCTTATCTACCAAGTTAGTAGCCGTATCTCTTTTAGTAGCAAGAATAAAAATTTCCTTGTTCTTAAAGAAGTTAGCCATCCAGCCAGCATAAGCTGCACATAAAGTAGATATACCTAATTGGCGTGCTTTCAATATAATATTGTAAGACCTATCAAGAAAACTTTGCAGTGTTTCCTCTTGGAAATCCCATAGTTCAAAAGTCAAAAGTCCCTTGGTAGGATGGCGGATCTTACCATACTTCTTAATGAAGTAAATGGGATCTTTGCGACACCTTACATATTCTTCTGCTTGTTCTTTATCCATTTAGCTTCTTCTCATGGTTGATGCCTAAACAATCCAGGCAATATACCCATTCTATAATCTTGTTTTTGCCACCAGCCATTAGCCTCGATCTGCTCTTCAAAGTCGGGGTTTCGAGAGTTTGATGGCGCGCCCATTTCTTTAAAACCTACTTTAGCTGCTAATTCTAAAAACCAATTCTTGCTACAGAGGAACGGATTGTTACTCCAATTTGCATATTTACACGACATACGCCATAAAACAGTTTCATCTTCTTCGTCTAACTTCTCACAGATGTCTGGGTTATCATACCCGAACTTTTCTTCTACCGCGAAACCTATCCACCAATTCTTCTCTGCGCAACCCTCTCGTCCAACACTTCCATTTTGATGCCCTGTTAAATTTGATTTCCCTACCCAATTCATAGCCTCATTGGAAGTGTTTATATAGTCACTTACTTGGCGATATTTTATGATATCTATATTGCCTTTTTCTAAATTGCGTAAACCTAACTCTAACTCCCTATAAATAGTGCCCTTATCTGCTGATAAGAAGAAATCATTCTCCAGAAACAAAACATATTTTGCATCACATTCGGCTATCGTTTTCGTCATACCCCAACCAATGCCACAATTTACAGGATGTCCGCCCCATTCGTATTTCTTATAGTCATTCTCTATCAAACTGATATCATCATTGGATATCTCATTAAAGAAGACGAAGTTGTCACCGACAAGATTCGTCAACCCGCATTCCTCGTAGGACTTCAAGCTTTTTTCAAGCTTGTCTCTTCTGCCACGGCTCAAAATCGCCACACCAATATCTTTTAATTTCATTTAAAACCTTTCTTATACAAATGCCGTAGTATTTACAGTCGGGCGCATTCTCCGGGCGTCTGGTGGTGGCGTAGTAGTGACAGTAGGGAAAGCTCTGCCAGCGTCAGGATACCGATCCTTAAACTTGCTGCTCAATACTAAAACATTATTTATGTTATCTAATATAAATGTCTTTGTTGTCTTATCTTTTGTAGTGTCCCAGGCAAAAAGATATCCGTCCTTAACCTCATATGGCTCAACTACCCTCACTACTCGTTCAGTAATGATTTTTTGGGGGGTTTTCTTTTTAGAATATGTAATACGAATAAGGTTTAATGAACCGATGGCGCCGTCTATTTTATCTTCATTTGCTCGAGTTATTGGCATTAGACTTCCTTTAACTTGAGGATCTTATAGTCTGGCTCCAATGTATTCTCTAATTCAGAACGTGTCATTTCAGTTTCTATTTTTAATCCAACCACATAGTCTACAGAAGGGTTGGATTCGGCTTCGGGGTTAATAGTATCTACTGCCCCATCTTTTTCCTTATTAATTTTAATGCCTAATACCTTAAAATCAAACTTTAATTTTTTTATTTTTTGATCTTTATTCTTTTTTGTAGTAAAAGGTATTTGTAAGAGTAATTTATAAGTTTTAATATTTTGCTCTACACCGTCGATGTCTTCTTCCCTCTCCGCCTCAGTTAACGCATTCACTAATGTAGATTCTGTTGCTCTAAAACTATCAGCATAATCATCGCCCCATAATTTGTAACGGGACATAAAAACATCTACATCTTTTTCAGTATCAACATCGGTTAAATCATTAACCATATTTTTAATGTGGGGTCTATCAAAACCAAGATCTGCAAGCCGTACCCAAAGCATAGATTTATACCTTTCACGGCGTTGCATATTATTCTTCTTAACAGAAGAAACATACATTTGAATCAATTCACGAATATCTTGCTCAGATAACAATACTTTATGTAATTTCATTTTATTATCCTTATCTCGCCGCCCTGCTTTTTTACTACTTTATAATACTTCATAAAAGATTCTTTAGTTGGAAACTCCGCAAGGTCCATCAATTCAGTTGTACCATGTACAGATACTCCTGCGGGTATTTTCATTTTAGTGACGCTGGGCCGGTTGCCACGGAAATCAGCTTTTGCTTGTTTTATGCCGCCATCGTATTGGGGTAAAAAAGAATAGTTAATTTCGTTTAACAACACTCTCTGTAATTTCATTTTATTCCTATATAAGTTATGTGAGCCGCCCGAAAGCGACCCACATATTTTGAAGGGTTATTTTAACCCACAGCGGTCTTTATATCCCCAAAAGTTTCCGCTACCTTTTTACTTCCACCGCTCAGTAATCCAGCTGTAAGCACTTGGCCTAAGACCGAAGTCTCTCCGTTGAATAATAATGCTACCAAGTCTACTGGTACTTGATTGGCGATTAGAAAAGAAACACCAAAAGCGATAGGAACCTTGAGTCCCTTACCACCTAAGAGTTTCGTGTAATATTTCCACCCGAAAACAGTAGCTAGTCCTCTTTCCACAATAACAGAAAGGGTAATCAGCAATGCAAACACACTGGCTACGTTTCCAAGAATAGGTCCAAATTCCATATATTTTCTCCATATACGTTATAAGTTATTTACACTAACCATTAACGCGTGATTGTCCTTCATAAATATCAAGCATACACATCAATTTTACCATCTCCAGGCCTGGCCACTTCTATTTTCTCTATATCGCGGCCTGGGTTCAAAGTTGCTTTATTGACGATGACTGCAGGAGAGAATCGAGCCTGCGCTTTATATACAGGATTTAACTTCCCAACAGGAGCTATCAAGTTCGTAAAACGCCGATGTTTATCTGACACTGGCCATAGATTATAATTGCTGACGGTAGGAAATCTCATATTCGATTCGGTCCTTTCATTAAGTCTTTTAGTTTCATCGGATCATCCTAGCTGCCTTTGCGGGATCGTGGCCTCTTCGGTAAGCACTCATCAAACTATGCATTGGCATTTGTTTTAAGAGCGTTTTAGAATCAATTTTTCTTGCAGAAGGTTTGATTTTCTTATAAGCTTTCACAACATCCTTAAGCCAATCCCTCCTGGCGTTTTCGTTTAAACCCTGTAAAATATTATATAGTTTCATACAGTAGTTTCCTTTCCACTCAAATAACCCGCTACTATACCAATAACACCAGTAACAGCCATTTGTAAAAGATTGATCACGCTTTCATCTACGGGCCTATTCTCTTGAAGAGAAACATAAAAATCACCAATAACAATAATTATCAGTAATAATATTAAGCCACCCGATAAAATAAGACAAGTCCAATCTTTTACGGTTTTCATCTAGCTGCACTTCTTCTTAATGTTCCCCCAAATTTCACTGGCAAACGCTTCGGGGTTAGAAATGTCCTTTACATTCTGTTTGATCTTCTTCACTACACAC